TTATTTTGTGGCTCTTCAATGCTTGCGTCGGGCTTATCGCCGTCGTTAGACCAGCAGTCTGGGTGTGTGGTCTCACCCGCCACATACTTACCAGCATAGAAAGAACGCGACACTTTTGTCGCCCCATTGACGATGACGATGTTCATTGCGCGGTTTTCGTTTTTGGTAATCTCTTCACCATTGACCATCATGCGGAACACGCCGCCACGGATGGATATGCGCTTCGTGCCAGTGTTGCCAGCCAGTGCTTTTGTCATTTCGTCGAGGCCGACGTCCTTTAGGTAGTCAGGGAGATTGTTGCTAAAGAGCGCGAGGTCGTTACTCATTTGATTTTCCTTTGATAAAGTTGTATATAACATTTGCGTTGTACATCAGTTCTGAAACTGATGTGTATTGCTTGGACTGTTTGTTCAGCTCAAGCGCCTGATCTACCGCACGCTCTCGGTAGAACATTTCGTCGCGTTCCCTGCGGAACGCTAATTCTTCAATGTCCATTACTTCCTCCGGATGGTGATTTCATATTCTCGGTCGATATTCAATCCCATAGGTTCACTATCAGGATTGTTATCCAAGAACTCTTTCATATTCATTTGATGAATACGTTTTTCTAGCAACTGCATTGCTTCGTGCTCGCGCATAAAGGTGTAGAAGCTTTCCCAGTCATTAGTCCAATAGCGGTCTTTGACGGTTCGATACGCAGTTCCCTGCGGTGTTGAAAAGCTAGTAACGCCAGTCTCTTTAGAGACCTCAAGTAACTTTTGCTTTAGGGTAGTCATCTGCTCTTCTAGCTCGGCAGTATCAGCCTTATACTTTGCGTATATAGCATCTTTTGAATCGCGAATCTTAATATAAGCGCCGACGATTTTGTCAATAGAAACATCTTGTTCCATACTCTTACTCCAATTTGTTTTTTATAGGTGTTGGTGATCCCCACCAACAAAAATCATTATACTCTATTTGTTGACTTTGTCAAGAGTTAATTTCATTTTTATACAGATCAATAATCTTGTTATGGAAGTCCAATTTGTTTTGCAACATAGAGTAGAGTTTTGTTTCTACTGGACTACCTTCAAGATGTACGATTGTCATGGGGTTACGCTGTCCGGGCCGATCGATACGTGCGTTTGCTTGCAGGTATGTTTCAATCGACGTGACAGGAGCGTACCACACGATCACGTTTGCCGCAGTTAGGGTAACCCCATGTGCCGCCGCTTGTGGTTGAATCAAAAGTACTCGTGGTTCATCTGACTCTTGAAACCTTTTGAAGATATCGGTACGCCTTGACACGCTTACAGAGCCATTGATTATCTCTGACGTTACCTTGTTCTTCGTTAGAAAATCTTGCACTAAATTTAGTGCATGCGTAAAAGGTATAAATACTAGAACTTTATGACTTGCTTCTTCAATAACTTCTAACAAAATGTTTAATCTACTGGACGCATCAAACTCAATTACATTTTTAGTATCGGTGTATACAGCGCCACAAGATATTTGGAGCAATTTGTTTAGTTGTGCCGCCGCATTTACGGCAGAAACTTCATCGCCGACTGCTTCAATCAGCATTTCTTTCTTGAGGTCTTTGTAGTACTTAGATTGTTGTGGTGTCAGTGGCGCAAACCGCGAAGTATGTGTTACATCAGGTAAGTCAATGCAATCTTTTTTCTCAAAACGAATAGCGGGTTGTAGTAAGTTATGCACAATACTTTGGGCTTGTGGTTTTGGAATCCACTTAAATCGTGTCATCTGATACATAACAACGTCGCGAAATGCTGTGTACAGATGTGGGGCTCTTGATGGCACACATAGTTTGGCTAAACCGTAAGCATCTAGAGGGGACTGAGCTGCAGGTGTACCCGTCATCATCCATACCCAAGTATCAGGAGTAACAACCCTTCTCAACGTTTTAAACCGTTCAGTCCTTGGGTTCTTGTACGCATTAGCTTCGTCAATAATGATAAGGTCAAACCCACCAGCCTTGAGTTCTTCCTCAACGATTGCCACCCCATCGTAGTTAATGATGACGTACTCGGCGATGCCTTCAACAATAGCTTTGCGTTTCTTGCGATCGCCGTGCGCTACATCTACATGGCGGTGAACAGCAAACTTAAACAAGTCGGCTTGCCATGCGGCTTGCATGATGGATACAGGACAGATAACCAATACCCGTCGTATGTATTCCTGCTCAAGCAGATAGTCTGATGCCCAGATAGCTGATGCAGTCTTACCAGTACCTTGTTCGTTAAAACAAAAAGCGCGTGGGTGCAATGTCAGAAAGGATGATGTTTCCTTCTGATGATTCATTGGTTTAAAAAGTCCGGGCCAGTTGTAATCGCGCTCAATCGGGGACGGCACGCCTTCCCAACCAAGCGTCTTTAGCATCTGTGCTTCCTTCAGCCCCCAATGGACAGCTACTGAACCATCAGTAGTCTCGGTGCTTTTAGCAATCGTAGAAAGAATCTTTTGCGGTTCTTCTGTTTCAATCAGTAGGTACTTGTTGTTAATTACTTGCATGTTCATACTTTTATCCGAGCCATAGGTGCGTACTGGTCAATGACATTGTGGGTTTCTACTTCACCCAAAGCAACAAGGCGCTGGGCTACAACATTTAGATAGTCATCTTCAAGAGGGGTCTCCATAGAAATCCAACGAGTTCCATACGCAAGCATCCAAGCCCCACGAAGTTGTTCCACGGTTAACTCAAACGCTGGGTGTTTGTCCAAGTCGGTGCTCCTAAGATTTACTTGTCGTGGATAGCCTTTAAGACTATTCGTGGTATGGGGGCCAATAGTTATAGTTTTTCCAGTGGTTGAACTAGCAAAATGATATGTCCCATGAAGACCCTGTGTGAGGGTCGCCCCCGTCCCGTCGCTACTTAATAGTGTGATCGGATTTACGAGCGTAGGATCGGTTGTTTGTGGCTGATTTAACGCGCAAGTTTGATCTTGTGGTTTTCCCGCCTTTGCTAAGAGGTTTTTTATGATCGACATCTTTTCCATCTCCCTTGTGAACTAATCCTGCTTCTTCCATGATGCGCCGTGCTTTGTTGCGCTCGGCTCTTTTTTTCTTAACGGTGGGCGTGCCGTCGTATGTTTCGTATTCGTGTTTGTATGGTCTTGGCTTATTGACGTAGGGCATAGGGACTCCTAAAGTTTCTTGCTGTTGTGTTCGCAGTCGGTTACAGGGCACCAACCACGGCAGGTAAAGTTTGGTCGAGGGTTCCAAACATCCGTAATCATCGCACTCTCTAGCTGATTTGTCTCGGGTATCCACTTGCCCCAAGCCTCAGTTTGTTGATCTGCATTGAACTCGGCGCGAACCAAGTCTTTGACAACCAAAAACATCAAGCCAGCCTTGATTGTTTTTACTTGCGGGAAGTGTTTAAAGGTTAGTAGGGACAGCAGTTCGAGTTGTTTCTTGTCGGCGTACCGACTGCTCTTGCTAGTCTTGTAATCAATGATGCGTGCTTTCTCACCATCAATAACCAGTAAGTCAGCAATCCCACGAAACCAAACATTCTTGTCTCTGAATCCGCAGGGTTGCATGTCCTTGGTCAAACCCATCTCGTACTCACACAACTTCTCACCCGACAAGGCTTTCAGTGGGTCAAGGAACGGCTGGATATAAGCGTACTTTTCTGGTATCGGAGTACCATCACGCACGTATTCTTCTGCTGCCTTATGAACCGCACTGCCGTAGAGCAAGTGTTCCTGTGGTGGCTCGACGATATCCTTGACGATACGCATCCTGTGGTACTTGCGGGGGCACTGCTGAAACAGCGAGATGCTTGAATACGACCATGTGTAATTCACGTTAAGTTCCATTTCTCAATAGACATTTTCTTACTGCAGTCGCCGTAGTTTTTACCTACGCCAATCTCACACGCTAGAGGTAGTGTCTCGGCCCATTTAGGTTTCCAACGCATGCACTCATCCACATATTTAATAGCCTCATCGCGCTCTGCTTCGGGTACTACACATGCCACGGCATCATGCACGGTTAAAACTGGCTGATATCTTTTAGATATCTTTAACATTTGCTCAGCAATAACACAGCGTGCTAGGGCTTGACATAAGTTCTCCACCACCTTGCCGCCGTAGATTCGCACTGTGCCTTTGCGGGTATCGTAGACGTACTGTGCTCGGCCCCGATCATCAACTTCGGTGGCACGCAGATTCATATACTTGAGAGGTAAACCGCTAGGTAGATCATACCCAATTCCGGGAAGAACGCTTACTGCCTGCGGCTGTTTTCCAAATGTAGTAGTAACAAGTTTTTCACTTGACAACGCATCAAGTGTGTTGTGTCCTTCATCCCATAGCGCGGGGATATATGGGAACTCTTGGCGATACACCTTCAAGATATGTTGGCACATGTTGTCGTCCAAACTTACCCCAAAGTTCTTGAGTTGCATCTGAAACTTACGCCAACCCATGCCGTAGCCCGCACCAAGAATTGTTGTCTTACCTACAAACCGCTCCTCCGGGGTTACGTTTATGGTGTTCTTCTCAAAGATTTGCGAAGCCATATCCACGTACACATCCTGCTGCTCTGCAAACAGCTGTAGCAACCGCTTATGCCCCGTCAACTAAAATATTTCACAACGC